TTCGCAGACGCGATGGTGGAGGTATATACAAAATGGCCAGACAGAATCAAAAAATTACGGGGGAGAGATTATACGCTTGTAGAAGTTCCGCAAGGGGAAACGGCATACCGCCTGCGCCCTGCGCTCAAGAAGGTGTTGGGGGAATCGAGATGAGAGATAGAATTGATGAATGGATTGCCATGAAGGGGAAATGGTATTTTCATTTCAGGCGACTTGCCCGCTTGTGGCGACATATCGAGAATACTTTATGGAAGCTACTGACTTCTTTGGCTATGGACGCCAGTTCTTGTGGGATGCAGAATCATTCCGTGGAGTCAGTGTTCATATTGGAATGGAACTTTGCAAGCTTGCAGAAGATTGCCTAAAGAGAGCAAGAAGCGGAGCAAAGATAGCTAAGGACGGAGGAGTTGAATCTGCAATATATCTTCTAAGAAAGATTGAAGAACAAGAGCAGAAACTCAAGGAGATAAGAGGCTAATGAGTTCAGCTTGCAACACATGTTCTATAAGCGCAGTACATAAGCAGAAGATTTGCCGTCCATGCGAATGTCATTTGTTTGAAGTAGAAAAGAGATTCTACTGGCATGGCTTAGATGCAACATTCAAGTTTATAGAGAATACAAAAATAAGCAATGAGTTCAAAGTTGGTCTTGAAGAAAAGGAACTCAAGACACTTGAAGAATTAGATGAATATTTTGGTCACTATGAGGAGGAGGAAGAATAGTGGCGCGAGTTATCAAGCGCAAAGGTCATAGCTTAAAAGTCACTGGTGATAAATCAATTGTCATTGAGGGCTGGTGGTCTGGCGAATTAAAAGAGATGCATGAGTTTCCTTCTGATAATGACACAAGAGAAATCAATTGTGATGAAGTTTCACTTTGTGCAGATTGCAGACATGACGCATGTATCAGAAAAGGTCAGTGTGACATCATGCACAACGCGGCTTGGCGGTGGGGCACCAACGGAGCAAGAAGTTTTCTTAAACTAAAAGGACATGGAGATATAACTCCAAAAATGCTCAAGCGAATAAAACGCAAATGTGCTAAGCCGCTCAAAAAGTGCAGACGAATCAAAATTATTGTTTCTGAGAATGGGAGGTAGGAATGAGAAACGGTCCGCATGATGTTGTGAAGAATGACTGGGACCATCTTACTCAGCGAGAGATTGATTTGGTCTACAAGTTAGATGACATGGATAAGACTGTAGATTCTCACGAAGCTGAATTTCTCAATCAAGCAATTACTAAGCTGAAAGAGCAAGGCGAAGATGGAGCTAAGTTTTCTGCTAAGCAAAGAAACTGGATTCATCAAATGGCAGAAAAATATCTTGGAGGTTAGTATGGGATTTATGCAGGAAATATTCAGAGAAGTTTTATCAGGTGCAGTAGGCAATTTACAGAAGTCTTATCTGCAAAGAGTAAAGCCTGCTGAGAAATTCAGTAAAGATTTTAAGGATGGATTTATCTCTGCTGTTGAAACTCTTAAGTTAATACAAAACGAAATGATTGAGAAAGCAAAGAAGATTGACGAAGAGGAAAAATATCCGTGATAAAGCAGATAGGTCAAAAGAATGAATCTTCTAAGGTTCGCTGTGATTGCGGCCATGTGTTTTGGTGTGACCCTTTGAGTGAGGATAACTTAGTTAGAATAAAAAGAGAGCAGCATATTATTCTTGTTCCGTGCTGTCCTAATTGTACTCACATAGATTATGAATGGGCTAAGGCAACTTATGAGAAAGAGAAGCATCAATGAAAATACATGTAGCTTCATTTTTTGAGCCGCAAAATCATCGAGGCAGGCCGCTCTCGATTGCAATGTGTCAGCCCAAAAAATTCCAGGACATCAAAATCATAACTTGCCTTTTACCAACCTGGAGCTTAGTCAGCAGATATAGAACCGGAAAGATAACTAAAGAAGAGTACGAACAAATCTACGAGGATAAAATCCTTAAACATCTGACGCCATATATTCTCATATCTCAGATACTTGATGCTGTAGGCAAAAGAATAAAAGAAGCAACATTGCTTTGCTGGGAAAAAGAAGGCGAGTTCTGTCATAGAACTTTAGTATATAAATGGCTCGAAAAACAGAAAAAAGAAAGGCCAGGTATTTGGGAAGTTGAACTCGGAGAAATGCACTAATGTTCAAGTATAAACGAAAGATATTGAGAAAAGGCGAGAAGGCAAAGCGCAAACCGATAGAAAAAAGTTATAGTGAATTGCTTGTTCTTGCAGCATAAGGAGAGAGATAACATGGAGCGAAAAGATTATCATTACGTAATTGTGTACAATCGTTCTGATGCTACTATGTTTCGGCTTAAGTCACTTGGGGCGCTTGGAGAATTTGTCAGAACAAAAGCGGATAACAAAACTGTTAGCATTGTTCAACCAAATGATAATGTAGTCGAGCTTGCTTATGCAAGAGCCGAAGCAAGAGGATTGAACTGGGATTTAGGAATAAACTTGACAGCTGAGGAAGGATTGAGAGCTAATGCAGATTAGAACTTGTGACATTTGGGATTTGAAAGAGACGCATGCGATTTGTATACCAACAAACTTGGGATGGAAAAATGATGGCTCAAATGTCATGGGTAGAGGATTGGCTAAGCAAGCAGCAAGAAGATTCCGTAAGCTTCCAAAATTTATTGGCAATTCTTATCGGCAGATACAAACCAAATTTCATACTGGAGTTTCTGAAATCTCAATCAATCAATTAGCTCCTATCATTTCTACAATAATGAATGGAACTGAACTCATAATGATTCCATCAAAGAAGTTAGTTAAGCCCCCATATCTCTCATGGAAACAGAAGTCAGATGCTCGTTTGATTTCAAGAGCGTTGTGGCATCTTCGAGAGGATATACTTGGCGATAAATTTCATCGCATGTTTTTTGCCGTGCCTCTAATTGGTGCTGGCAATGGACAGCTTAGCGATGAATTATCTCAGAGCATTGTTGAGTCTGTTCTTGGTAATGTTCCTGGTGTTGAACTTATAAAATGGAACGGGGGTTAGAGTGAGAATAAAGTTACTTGAAGCATCAGACAAAATGTTGCTGGCTTTGAAGGTAAAAAACATTCCTGATTTGAAAGAAAGACTTGAAGAATTTGAACTTGCAATCGTTGAAGAGAAAATACATCTTGCTGAGTCCAAACGAGCTGGCTGTAACTCAGAACTTAATAATTTAGGTAAACGAAAAGTTGAGTTATGCAATATCATTGATGTTCGGCGAACAGAGCAAGAAAAGATTAGAGGTCGAAGTAAAAAATGACAGAGTTCAAATGCAACAAATGTCATGGCACAAGTTTTTCTGTCTTGGCAAATCAAGGAGAAATGATTTGCAGGGGTTGTGGAAAGCATTTTGATATTTTCGTAACTCAACTTAAGATGCCAGCTGTGACAAAAAAAGAGATACGAGAAAGGCTGGCTGCACTTGAGCACGAACAATGGATACACTGGACTAAGTACATGATAGAAAACTTGACTACTGAAAATATTCTTTTGTGGCGTAAAGAGATTGAAGCTGTATACGAAGAATTATCAGAGAAACAAAAAGATTCTGATAGAGAATGGGCAGATAAAGTATTATCTATAATTGCTCAATATGTAATTGAACCTGGAGGTGCTGAATGTCATTTGCCAAAGCGCAAGAGCGAAAGCAAAAGCAGATTCAAGCGGAGACGTTGAAGAGTCTTAAACAGCAAGTAGCAGATTTGAAAGATGAAATTAAAAAGAACAAAACTCCTCTTCGCTTGAAGGCAGAACAGCTCCAAGCAAGAATATTAGAACTTGAGAAAGAGAAGCTACACGTTGAATTAAAATTAGGTTCTGTACAGCGTGAGAATGCTGGACTCAAGAAAGAAGTAGAAAAGCAGTGCATGGGATTTGCAGATATTGAAAGAAAACGTGAAATGCTTAAGGAGAGTAAGGATGCAAGTGACAAACATTCAAGCATCTAATCTGAGTGATATTTGGTTCAAGCTACTTGATAAAGTAGTTGATAGCGGAAGAGTCTACGAAGTTGGAGATGGACCATACGCAGGAAAGAAAAGACTTGAACTTGAGTTTGCCGTACTCAATGTCCACTGTCCATGGCAAAAGCTTTGGCCTGACTTAGAGCCACCACTTTTTTCTATAGAAGATTTTGAAGAATATATTGATTGGCTTTTATCAGGAATGAAGAAAGAATTCAAAAGCTATCGGCCAACAAAGGATTACGAGTTGCTGTTTGAATCTATTCCTGAATTCAGTGTAGTAAAAAATTTAGATATAGATTTTTCTCCAATTGGTTTGCTTATTGCCAAGTATAAACGCGATGGATTCAAAACAAATCGTGCTTGCATTGAGCTTGCAGACAAGTCGGATATTGCCAGGGCATTTCCTATTTGCATTAGATTGATTGATACAAAGGTATTGTATAACAGACTCCATTTCTTTGTATACTTTCGCTCTTGGGATTTGTGGAATGAATTCTCTTTTGATTTAGCGGTCCTTGAGCGTATTAAGCTTTACGTAGCTGAGCGTATAGGTGTTGAAAGCGGAGAACTTGTGGCTTGTTCGAAGGGCATCCACTTATACGAAAAGAGTTGGAAGAAAGCCGAAGAGATAGTTGGACGAGAGATTCAATTCAAACTCTGATAGATGGTATGCAAAGCAAGTTCAGGAGGAATTAGAATTGAAATTATATCATGGGACAAGTGCCAAGCGAGTTTGGCAAATTACAAAAAAGGGTATACGTCCAAGAAGTCTAACTGGTAAATCTAACTGGAATGAAGTTCCAGAATTCAAATCAAGAAACGATATGGTATATTTGACTTCTTGCTATCCGCTTTATTTTGCTGTGTGCTGTACAGAAGGAAATAGAATAGGTATAGTTGAAATAGATACAGACAAACTTGATGTCAATAAGCTGTTTCCTGACGAAGATGTTATTGCTCAAATTCTTTCGGAGCAAACGGGTGTTTCGTTAAAAGAAACACACTCAAAAGTTAAAGCAAAACTCTTGTATATGCACGACCAGTGGGAAACTTCGCTGCAAGCCATGGGCACTTGTTGTTATCACGGACTCATTCTTCCTGAAGCATTGACGCGCTATGCGTTGATTGACTTGAAAGGCAGAGGACAATTGATGCTCAGCATGTTAGACCCTGCCATTGCTATTCGCAATTATCAAATTAAAGGAGAGTATTATAAAGCTTTTGTTGCTTGGGTTTTTGGAGATAGAGAAATTCTGCCTCAGTATGAAGAAACGAAAATGTTTATTGATGCAGGTATTCCAGGATTGGAAAGGCAATTCAAGTTCTGGGAAGAACAGCAGTCAAATCGTAATGGAATTGTTGTCGTTGAACTCTCGAAAGGAAAGAAGAAATGAAAGTTGTTTCAATCAATGCATTCGATTTAGATGACCTTTGGTTTAAGCTGCTTTGCGCTGTCATTGATTTTGGCCACATCTATACAATCACAAGAGGTTCATATGAAGGCCAGAAGCGACTTGAGTTTGATATGGTATACTTGCAAGTTGAAAAGCCAAGTAGTCAGATTATTCCTATTATTCCAGAAGGTATGAACATTCCGCCGCCGACTGATATGGCATACGTAGAAAGATATATGAGTTATATTTTAAGTGGAAAGGAAGTAGAAGGTGAAGATTATACTTATGGAGAACGTTTGACAGAAGCGACTGAAGGTTCGGATGAAACGTTGAATCAAATACTTGAAGTAATTAGAATGTATAAAGAAGATGGTTTTGGTACAAATCAGGCGTGCATGGAAGTTGCTATGCCTTGGGATTTAATGATGGAATCTCCTCCTTGTTTGCGCTTGATTGATACTCGAATCAGATATGGCAAACTTCACTTCTTTGTATATTTTCGTTCTTGGGATTTGTGGGGAGGCCTGCCACCCAATCTTGCTGGCATTCAAAAGCTCAAGGAATTTATGGCCGAAGAAATTGGAGTAGAGGATGGCCAACTCTTTGCAGCATCAAAAGGATTGCATCTCTATGATTATAATTGGCCTCATGCTGAGCTAAGAACTGGAAAGAAGATTTCACTTGAAGGTAGGACAGAGGTTTCGTGATAGAAGCAATCAAAACAAAAGAGCAAAGCGTAGAGCTTTTCAGAGCAGGCTACTTTGGCAATCGTGTGCGACAATGGAATACTCTCGAAGAGTTGGATGCGGACCCCTTTGATGGCTTAGTTGTATTACGGCAAAGAAGCCGCCCTGCTGGCGGTAGAGGCATAACTATCTATGATATTGAGAAGAAACACGCATCAAAGGTCCTAAGCTCTCAGGCGTGTATAGGACAGCCTATCAGTTCTTTCTATTTCAATGAAGCAATCATTCCATCTGACGTTTTATTTCAAGGCGAGATTTGCAGAACAATCAAAGGTTTGTACTTGCTTTATTCTACACTTCCAATGCACATGCACGATGCTTTGCTGAAAGAGCCAAAGCACGCCTTTGGATTGAAAGCCAGGTTGTTGATGGAGTACTTCCTCGATTCTTCTGGCTTGATTTGTATTTATGAATTTCTTGAGCGATTTGATGACCATGTAGTGGAGTTTACTTGTTGCTCAAAATCGTTTGGTGATTTGGGCTGGAGAACTATCATTTGGGAATGTAGAGGATTTTGAAATGTTAAAAATCAAAACGCTGAAAAAGAAATTGAAGCCAAAGACGCTCAAGATAAAAGAGCTAAAGAAGAAAGAATTGAAAGTCAAGCAGATTGCTGGCACTAAAATATATGCTGGTAAGGGACTCAAAATAATATCTTGCTCAGATTGTGGCAAAAACATGGAAGTAGGAAGAGAAGCAAAAGCTGGACGTTGCAAAACATGTACTCAGAAAATGCTTTCAGGAGAAGGCTAATGAATGAAAAACTGGAGTTGCAGATAGCAAAAGGTAAGAGAGTCCTCAAAGATATGAAGGACTCTCTTGAGTTTCTTAAACATCCAGCTCAACTATTAGATGTAGTAGAAGAGCTTGACGTTGTGAGAGCTTTTCTAACTTCAACTATTTCTGGTATGGAATTCTGGGTTCAAATGAAAATAGATGAATGGGAGGCTAAGACAGATGAAAAGTGGAGTGAATGATATAACGTCAGAAAACTATGTTGAGAATGTTGTTAGAAGTGAGTCAGTTGATTTCCCGAAAATCAGAGAAAGACTGAAAGAGAAAAGACTTATTCGATTGCTTCATTGTGCCATGGGACTCTGCACAGAAGCTGGTGAGTTCATGGACCATTTGAAGAAACATATTTTTTATGGAGCAGAATTAGACCCAGTAAACATGATAGAAGAACTGGGCGACAATCAATGGTATGTTGGTGTTGGCGTTGATGAACTTGAAGCTAAGTTCAATGAAATGTTGCAAAAGAATATTGATAAGCTTCGAGCAAGGTATCCTGAAAAGTTCGAGCCAGAGCAAGCAATCAATCGTGACTTAAAAAAAGAAAGAAGCATTCTTGAAAAGAGCAAATCAAAGAAAGGAATTCCATGTCCAGCTTGCGGCTCTCTGATAGCTGAGGATGCTGCTCAATGTTGGAAGTGCAAGATTGAATTTACGGAGGATAATAAAGATGAATCAGGTAGAGACAAAAACTAAGTTTACGGATAAACTCAAGAAAGTATTCAAACGGTTATATGGAAAGCCTATGGATATTTATGAGGAATGTCTGCTTGATGCTCTGCCTGATGAATTGACTGAATTCATTTCTCACTCGGCTGATGCTGCCGATAAGATTTGTGACTTGCTTGATTTATTCAGGCAGCGAATGGCTCCGGATATTACTCAAAGTGAAGTAGCAGACTTGTCAGACTGGTTGCAAACCCAAGGAACAAAATATTCTGCTCGACTTATGTTATTGATTCGTGGTGTAAATATCATTATGGCCGCAATTGCAGATTTAAGATTAAAACTATTGCCTTAGTCCAAACAATTCTTTTTATCTATTCCTTAAAGAGAAAAGTCTATCAAGACGCTCTTTAAGAAAATGAACATTGAACTCTATTGAATCGAGCGTATAATTCTGCATTGCTTTGAAACAGGAGGACTCATGCGGACTGACTCCGAAAACCATCTCTCGAATCGAGGTCTACACGCAATCAGTCCTCCTAAAAAAGAATCCGCTTTTTTGCGGGAAAGGAGAACAGTAGTGAAGTCGATGTTGAAGATGGTAGCGATTCTACTTTTTGTTATTTTAGCAATCAGCACGTCTGGTTGCTTTTTGACAATCACTCAGAATTTGAAGGACGGCTCCACGCTTCTCGTCTCTTCGTATGATTCGTTAACTGAGGATTATGACAAGCTAAAATCCACAGTAGACATTTACGTTGCTGAGCCAACGGAAGATAATCTGAAGAAATACAAAGACACAGAGAAAATTTTTCGTGAAGGTTTCGATGCTGTTGGCATAGCAATAAAAGCAGAGGATGAAGTTATTCAATCGCTTAAATCTAAGAAGGAGAAATAGCCATGGGGCTTGACACACTAAAAGAAGATTTAGCTGACATGGTTAAAAAAGCAGTAGATGAAATTCAGGCAGAGGCTGGAGCAGATTTTGAACTTATCCAGACTGAGACAAAAGCAACATTGACTCAAATTGCTCAGGAGATTGCAAGCGGCAAATCCATCCAGGAAGTAATCGAGCACTATGATACAAAGACAAAAGCTCTTGCGGCCGCTGCATTATTCAAGCTTGCAAAAAATCAGCAGTCGGCGTTGACTCATCTTGAGTCAGTATTGAAAGGAATTACTGGTATTATTTTAAGGACGGTGCTTTTGAAGCTCACCGGATAGGTGGGCCCATGACACACTATGCTCTTTCATCAAACAAGCCATGCAAGCTCTGTGGAAAAACCCACGGATACATCACTCATGCACATCGTATAATAATTGCCGATGATAATTCTAAGTTTTTTATGGAGCAGTTCTGCAAGAAGCATTCTGCTTCTGAAGTAGTAGAAGTTGATTTGCCATTTCTTATCAAGAAACGAATTCTTCTGATTGATATTCTAAGTGTGTTGAAGAAAATAGTTCCTTTGGAAAACAAAAATGGTTCAAGTGGCTAAGAAGAAAAAACTTAAACTAAAGAAGCTTAAAAAGAAACAAGCTCCTTGGCTTATTAGAAAGGGACAAAATCTTCGTAAGCACTTGACAGATAAGAATCAATGTCACTGGCATAGTGATGATGGCGTGCGTTGTAAGAATTTCGCAAAGAAAGGAAAGCAATACTGTCGGCATCACGAGGGAAAAGAGACTTACACAACATTAGTTGATTTTGATTTATGGGAAGAGATTCAGAAAGCTGGAATCAAGAAGAATGAAAAGCTTTTCTCACTCAATGAATATCCTCAGCTTATGGCAATATATAGAGATAGACATCCAGAAAAAGTGATAATGAAAGCGGCTCAGTGCGGAGTCACAGAATACGGAACTTTGTTTGGTGAGTTCTTTTTGAAGTTACATCGCGGTACATCTGTTATCTATACTCTGCCTTCCAGAAGTTTGGCCTCTTCAATTTCTAAGCAGCGTATTGATTCAATGCTTAACGAGAATGAGCGAGTTTTTCTCAACGTAAATAAAAAGGGAAATGTTCAGGTCAAATATGATTCTATCTTTGAGAAGCAAATCAAAAACGGCTATCTTTTCTTGCAAGGAACTTGGAAGGAAGGACAAGCCATATCTGTTCCAGGCGATGTCTTGATACATGACGAAATAGACTTTTGTAAAGGTGATATTCTCAAGAAGTTTAGAAGCAGAATAGGAAATTCAGATTATAAATGGATAGTTCAATTTTCAACTCCTACATATCCTGAGTATGGTATTCACAAAGAATTCCTAATGACTGACCAACATCATTGGTGGTACAAGTGTGAGCACTGTGGACATGTATTTATGCTTTGTTGTTCATGGCCTGACATTCTTCATTTTGATGAAGAAACAGGAAAACCGTTTTTCGGTTGCGTAAGTTGTCATAAAGAAATTGCAAGAAAAGAAGGATGGTGGAAGCCGCAAAATCCTTTAAGTTCTAAGCGTGGTTATCATGTAACTAAACTTGCGTCTCCTCGAGTTAGTGCTTCTCAATTAGTTGATGCTCAAGAAGAATACAAAACAGAAAAAGATTTCTGGAATTTTGAATTAGGTCTACCATATGCAGGAAGCGAGGACAGAATAACTATAGCAGATTTGGAAGCTTGCGAAGATGGAAGATACCATCTCATGGTTCGTGAGCGTATGACTTGTGCAGGAGTAGACCAAGGTGGCAAAGCGATATACGTTGTAGTAGTGAAGCCAGGCAGAGACAAAGACAGAATCATTTATGCTGACCACATTACTGGATTAACTTGCTGGGCGGAGTTGGCAGTCATAATAAATCAACTTGGAGTAATGCGTTGTGTTGTAGACGCTATGCCGGATACATTCAAGGCAGGAGAGTTTCAAAGATTGTTCAAGCGAAAAGTTTATTTGGCTTATTATAATGAACGTTCAAAGGAAGGTGTGAACTGGCAACCGACCAAAGGAATTGTCACTCTTAATCGAAGTACAACTCTTGATATGACAATGGAAAAAATTCGTAGAAGAAAAGTTATAATTCCAGTTTCTGATAAATTGATTGCTTTCAAAAAACACATGACGTCTTTTGTCAGAGTGAAAGAAGTTGATGACCAAACAGGTGAAATCAGATATGCTTATAAGAAAGTCAGAGAGGACCATTTCGGCCACGCGTATAACTATGCAAATGTGGCAGCATTGAAAATGGATATATCAAGTTTTCAAGTACACTCTCCATCAGAAAGAAAAAAGGATGCACGCAGTATAGCTGTTGGAAACTACGGAGATGAAATTATAAATCATCTTGCAGGACTGCTGCTTGATAATATTATCTCAATAGATATGCTTATGAATTATCGAATGCAAAAGACTAATGGAAAGTTTGTAAGTGAAATGGATTTGAGTTCTGATTTTAAACAGATAATGAGTACACTTGAACTTAAGTATACTGTGTCTAATCTTATAACTTCAATTCAGAATCTTGAAATTGTGAAAGATAGAATCAAAATAATTCAGGAAGCAAGACGACAAAAGGCAATTGAAGGAGAAAGCAATGGAAGGGAAGAATGACGCGCCGCGTCAAGCTGGACGGATGGAAATCCAGCTTATATCCCGAGACAGAACTCAACTTCAGGTGAGTGATTCTCGACGTGAGTATGTAGAGCGGGATTCAAAGAAAGGACTGAGATACCGAAGATACTATTTGGAAACTGAGTGGCAGATTATCCAGACAAAACTTTTGTTTTACGACATTTGGAAAAAACATCCTTGGATTCGTGCTCTTACAAACAAGATTGCTAATATTGCTATTACTGTTGGATGGTTCATTGACTACACTGGAGCTGGCAAAGCTACTCCAGAAGAAAAGAAACGCATTGAAAACTTTTTCATGTATCCAAATTATCAAGAATCATTTTCAGATATACTCTGGAAAACAATAGTGCAATTGAAAATATTTGCCGAATCGTTTTGGGAAATGGTTAAGAGCCGAAAAGGTTATCCGATAGATTTTTATATTCTTGATGGAGCTGTCAGAGTTTGTCTTGATGAACACGGCAATCCAGGGAGTCCGGCATACGTTCAGAGAGTATTCAACGACACGGCTGAATTTGAATATGACGAAGTAATTTATTTTAAGTTTCCTGACCCCATAGGAAAAGTTCATCCATCTTCAGAACTCGAAGCTCTTGAACTTACTGTTCTTACTGACGTTTATGCAATGGCTCTGAACAAGACTACTTTTACACAAGGTGTCAGAAAAGGGAAAGCGTTTATTTTCCCAGCGGATACTGGCCCTGAACAGATGAAGCGCAACAGGGAGCAAATAGATAATCTTCACTCAGGAATAATTGGTTCGTATTCTGCTTTCGTTGCTCTCGAAGGAGAATGTACAGTTCAGGACCTTAAGCTTACTGAAGAGAAAATGGAAGCTAAAGACCTGCGTGAATATCTCCGCGAAGAAATGGCAGCAGTAGTTGGAACACCACTTTCAAAAGTTGGAGTCAACGCTGTTGATGTAAAGGAATCTCAATATGTCGACAAATCATTTTGGCAGGAGGAAGTGCAGCCACTAATTGATTTGGTTGCAAACACAATAAATCGTTATCTTGATTTGCTTGGCATATATGATTATAGATTCAAGTTCAAGAAATTTCCGATTAGAGATTTGAAAGAGACGGCAAGATTGATTGACGTGCTCAAGAAGCACGGTGCAATTTCAACGGATGAAGTAAGAGAAATGGTTGGCTTAGATACTTTGAATACAGCGTCGAGCAAGAAGCCGTTTCTTGTTACGCGTGATGGCACTATTATTTTCATTGATGAAATTGAGAAAGAGAAAGCAAATATTGATGCTGTAAAGAAAGAAGAAAAAGCAAGTGCGTTTCCATTCCAAATGGGCCGTCGTAGGATTGCACGCAAAGGCGCGACACTTCCTGCTACTGAAGAGACTGCCGCTGAAGAGGAGGAAGCGGCTCCGGACCCTTTTCTTTAATCTACTCAATTCTGGCCGAGAGCAGAATTAGTCCTGAGGACCTGGCTGATTTTCTCAGTGACGTATACGGCTCAGTCTTAGATGGACAAGCTGCTCTTAAAGATGCTCAATTCAGTTTCACGCGCTCCAACTCTGTAGATAAAATAATGATTAAGTCAGATGAAAATCTTGTTGCTGATTTCGATAGAATCAAAAAGAAAACAATCAAGACATGGTTGGAAGTTGCACGAAAGAAGAAACTTCAAACTGGTGCGGAGGAAGCTAATATAGTCATTGATACGTCTGTATCTGGAAATGAACTTACAGTTTCGGTTGTCCAAGGACACAAAGCAGGATTTCTTTATGGCTTTGGTGAAGTAGCATCTGGGCTTGGCTTCAAGCCAGGAGATGAAGGCAGAGTTGGAAAGTTTGATTTTGATTACATGTCTCCTGAGACTTTCAATCGAGCAAAGCAATCGGCAAGAAGAATTTCAAACAAGACTATTGACGGCATGATGAAAGGCGATGCTAAAAAGTTTGCAAGACGCAATGTGCGTAACATTGTCAAGGAAGGAATCAGAACAGGAAAGAGTGATACTGATATTGCAAACGAGATAGGTCAGTTCTTTGATGATTCAAAGTATTGGAAAGCGGCAGAGATAACGAGAACTGAAATTCCTCTTGCTTATAACTATGGCCGTATTGATGCTGCTCGAAAAGATGGATTAACTAAAGCACGAATATATCTTGGAGGACGTCCTTGTAACTGGTGCATTGATAACCATCTTGATGTCAGGACGTTGGACCAAGCCGAAGCATATATGAATGCGCATCATCCAAACAATGATTGCACGGTTGTTCCACTTATTGACTTTGATTATTATGGCATTGAGCCACCTGAAGGATATTATGAAGGCGATGAAGGTCCGCTTGAGCCTCCAATAGCTAAGCCTGGAAAACCAAAGGCACCTCCAAAGCTTATACCTCCAGTAATTCCTAAAGTCCCGCCTCCTGCCGTTGCTCCTGCGGTTCCTGCTATGCCTCCTAAAGCTCCACCAGTTACTATTGACCCTAAGAAAGTTGGTGACCTTCCAAAAGAAACTTCAGCTAAAAGAGCAGAGCGAAGAATAAAAGAGTTTGAAGAAAAGAGTAAAATTACAGCTCCTAATAAAAGCTCTCAAGAATTCATCAATGAAACGAAAGAACGTTTTGGGATTCAGTTTAATAGTGGAAAATATTACAAGCAGGATAGAGTTCAAGCTTTTTTAGATTCGTTGGAAAATTTACACAAAAATCTGGATACGAAAATACGCAAAAGATTGTATAAAGGTAATTTGCTAACAGTACAATCAGCAACACCAGGCAATGAAATTGGTTCAAGAGTGCTTGGTGATTACTGGGAAAAAGGACGTTTATTAAGAGTCAATGAAAAATGCAGATTGACAAGAGAGATAACTAAATGGATGCCTAAAGCTCGTCCAAATCTATTGAGAGAATCTTACGAGTGGGTTTCAACGCATGAATATGGACATCATATTTATCAGACTGGACTAACAAAATCCATCAAACAAAAATGGTTTGGAATTTGGTCAACTGAACCGAAAAGAATTACTATGTACGCAAGCAAAAATGCGGCAGAAGGATTCTGTGAATCACTTGGAGCTTATATGCGAAGTCCTAAAGCTCTAAAGCAAACTTCTCCAGAGGCATACGAGTTCATTAAAAAATACATAATGGCAGGAGGATAAAATGACTCTGTATAAAATCAGAGACGTCGAGCAAGAAGATAAGCTTGGAAATAAAGAGGAAGTGATTGCAGCAATTATAGAAGTAGAAGATGAAAAAATTTCGTTGAAGGATGGATGGCAAGCAATCAAAGATATTCTTGCTGCTCCTGCAATTGCAACGCTTACTGGAGGAGAGCAAGAGGACGGAACATACGAAGAAAGCGGAGAAGTCAAGCCTGGTGATGAAGGATATTTTCAAGCTTTCAAAGATTTGCTAATAACTCAAGGATTCATTGTTGAAGAAATAAAGAAAGAGGAATGAGGAGAAAAACATGTCCATTTTGCTTGTTAAGGAAACTGAAAAGTATAATCCAGAAAATCTTGATGATGCAAGAGGATAAGTAATATGCCACCTAAGGGCTATAAACAACATGAGGAGACAAAAGAAAAAATAGCTGCTTGGAATAGAGGTAAGAAAAGAAGTACTCAGACCAAAGCAAAGCTATCAAAAGCTTTGAAAGAGAAATGGAAGGATAAAGTTTATCGAAAGAAGTTGATTAAAAAAGCACAAGGACGGAAGTTGAGTACAGAGCATAAGAAAAAAATTTCTCAGTCTTTGAAAATAACAAGAGCAGAAAAGAAGTTTAGTTCTGAACGCAACAAGAAAGTTTCTAAAGGCTTGAAGCAATTTTGGGCAAGTCTTACATCTCAAGAAAAAACTGAACGCTTGAAAGGATTTATACAGGCGGGCGCAAGAGCAAGAGGATTTTTCAATACTAAAATAGAACAAATAACAGAGGCATTTCTTAAACGTATAAAAGTTGAGTATACAAAGCAGAAGATGTTTTGTTCTGGAAATAGAAGAGCAATTGGTGACTTCTATCTTCCAAAATTCAATTTGGTATTGGAGTGTGATGGAGAATATTGGCATTCAGTGTTAGAACAAAAACAAAAGGATAAAATGAAAGATAGATTTTATCATAGTCTTGGACTGAAAGTCATAAGACTAAGCGAAAAGGAAATCATTAACAATCTACGATATTCTTTTTTGAAAAAACTGCGATTGATTCTTGTGAAAAGAAAAGGAGTGGCCTAATGGCTGAAGTTCCTAATATTGCTTCAATGGATTTTAAGAAAGTTGATGATGAAGTTTTATCCAGAAGTTTCAATACTGTCAATGCTTGGTATGCTTCAATCAAGCAAGGTAAAAAACTCAAACATTCTTTAGACACTATTATTCGTTTGGGTGTGCAGATAATGACCGAGTTGTTGCGTAGAGGAAAAGTAACTTTTCATCCTGAAGAAATGAAACAGGTATCTCGTGAATTCTCTGCTAAGGTGCTTGATAAAATAGTAAAGCAGAAAGTAAACGTTGAGCCGCCTTACGGAGATTTGATAGCAGAAGGCAAAGCCAAAGGATTACTTCTTGGCGAGGATATCCCGCTTGATAAGATATATCTATTTGTGCAAGACGGAAAAGCTTTGGGATATGTTCGCTTTGGTGCAATGCCATCAATCGAGAGCAAGCCAGGTTCTGGAGCAGCGTTTGGAACTTACCATTATAAAATTGTTGGAGATGATTTTAAGAAGTATCAAAAGATTCATCGCGTATCGGATGAAGAAAAAGAGCAACTTTGGCCTAAGAATAAAATACTTTGGCTTTATCCGGTACGCGACTTTTTTCCATTAGATAAGCCTATTCAACTTTCAACAAATCTTGATACGACTCTGCCTGAAGGATTGAAGCCAGAAGATTTGACTCCTGATTATCTAAAGCAAATTAACAGCATGACGCTTGTCAAGATTCACGGCTGGTTGCATTCAGGATTCTTTCAAGCTCAGAAAAGAAAAGAAGCTATTGAAAGATGGGTAAATGCACATGCGTTTGTAGTAGATGAAATGATAAACAGAAAAATGGAACATCGTCCTTGGTCAGAGCTTGATGAATTCTCTAAACAATATCAGACTCATAAGTTTGAAAGAGCCATTGATTATCTGCAAGATTTTCTGATTCGTAAGCCTTATGCTTTGGCTGCTGGCTCTGTCTTTGTCTCAGGTGAAGGAAATGATTTGGATGTGGTAATAAGAGATGAAGAGAATCAGTATTTCAAAGAAGCTGTTCTTCACTTCATGTCTAAATCTAATCTTAAAGCTGATATGGTTTTTGGTGCTTGGACTTCATCTTTCACAAACAATGTTTCACTATATGATTATGGATTGACTCGAAATCCGAGAAGTGAAATGTTCCTCTCTAAGATAAAACTTCATGGACTTGATTTACAATTACCTTCGTTTGTAAATTCACAGCCAAGAGTGTTTATCAAACAGCGTGATACAAAGTTGCTTTTCTGGATAAGAGAAGATATAACAAAAGAAAGAGATGGAATTGTAGAGTTTAAAATCAAGCAGATGCTCCCGCTTTATTATGATGCTAAATTTGATTATGGACTTTATGTTCCATCAGATTATAAGCCGATATACTGGGATGTATATCTTAGAGAGCCAGAGCCTGAGATGATTACTATGTCTATTGTTCAGAGCAGACATGAAGTTAGACTTGCACGTGGTATAAAGATAATGAGATATTTTCAAACTATGAAGCCTGCAAAAGCAGCAAAGCCAGGAGAGCCGGCTACGTTTGATTTCTATCTTGCTGTTTTTAAGTCGAGAGATTTCCCTGTGTTTTTGCAAAAAAAATACGACGGAGCTAATCTTGAAATTCATCGTTCTGGAAATGACGTAAAGATATGGACTGAGGACGGAGTTGATGTCACACATCGTTTGCCAGGAACTGTTGAAGAAATAAAGAAACTCAATCATAATAAGTTTGCTGCTCTTGCTGAGGCAGAATTTTGGAAAGGAAAGTTTCATTATCCGAGAGAAAGAGCCGCTGGTTATCTCATGTCAAAAGATAAGCCAGATGATTCTAATATCGTTTTGAATTTTTATGATGTAGTTGCTACTGGGTCTCATGGAGACGTATCAGGAAAGAACATGATTGAAAGAGATAAAGTTCTTGATACGTTTGATTTCAAGCAGTCCACAATTGGTGTGCCTGATTTGAAATATAGATTGAATCGTGCTCCAAGCAAGATGGCAAAGAACGCAAGTGAATTGAAAACAAAATCAGAAGAGTTGAGATTTGCTGCTGGCTCAGAAGGAATAGTTGCTAAGCCGTTTTGGGGAGTCTATGATTTATCTGGTAGAAGAAAAGAACAAATCAAATTTCATAACTCAGTCATCTTTGTTGCAAGAGTGTTGAAGCGAAATCAAACAAAGACGCCCGGAGTGTATACTTATAAATGGGCTATAAAATCTGGACCGCTTAAAGCACGAGAGCAACACGCTGTGATGATAAACAATGAAGAATATATTCATGGTGGCAATACTGATTCTACTGATTTCAAATTGAGCAAAGGTGATTTGATTGTCATCGAAGCAGAAACATTCAATAAAGTTTATTATGAGAAAGATGATACTGTTAAAGTTTCTGCTTGGGTTCCTCGCGTGCTTGAACAAAAAGCAGATAAGGGAGTTGATTCAGTAAAGAGTGTGATGAAAGAAGCTCAGAACAATCGTGTATTGACAATCAAGAAAGTTCACAAAGATGGCTCTGAATCTTATCTTCCACAAGAAGCTTTCAAATTGAATACTGAACATACAGCTTTATTGCGCCTATCTGCTCTTGAGGAAGAACATGGTATATTACCATTGATTGAGAGCTTAGAGGACATTAGGACCGAAGAGGAGGCCATTTTACAGAGGTATTCAAGGGATATTCCTGTGCCGTCCGATATCAAAGCAAAAGAGAGCAAGTGGAATTCAATCTCATTAGATGAACTTGAAAAAATGAATCCAAGTAGTTTGCCGAAAGGATTTTTTGTTATTGTCGACCATTATCGTGGTAAGAGTGTACATGGGGATTTAAGAGGCAAGGAAAATGGTACGGCAGATGGCTGGACAATATCAAATGCTTGGGCAGGAAAGATAAAAGAGCCAGTTGATTCTTTCAGTGAAGCTCAAGCGATTCAATCAGATAAATCTGTTTGGAAATTCAATCCTGATATGCCACCAACTAAACATGTGTTTGCTACTCCAAAGCCTCCGCATCCTTTAGGCTGGTTGACTCAAGTCAAGAACATTCATAAGGAAGGAGAAGTTGGAGCCACTCGTTTTGAAGAAGGATTGTTTTATGGAAAAGACTGGGGCTTACGCTATCACGGTGCAGGAGGCAAAGGCTCTCATGGAACTTCAAAGCCTTGGTTCTTTGAGTATTTTCTGCGCGGAAGAAAATTCAATTGCAAGATAGTTTTCAGATTGCTTGAAGCTCCAAAAGGTGGAGGCAGAAAAGTAGAGAAAGGAATTTTCTGGCAAGCTTGGATTGCTAAAGACCAGTTTCCATATATCCTCACTCGCTCAGCAAGAACAAAAAGAGATTGGCTACCGCCACATGGGCGTTCTGCTATTCCTCCTGAATTAGAAGTTCTAATTCCAAATGAATTGAAATGGTGGAATCTTCCCAAAGGTCATTCAAAAGAAAAGATGCTCGACACAATTGACAAAGCTTATAATCACTTAATTGATGAAGGATGGATTGCAGCAAGAAAACTTCCAGTGCGCGAAGAACAAACGCAATCTTTGGAAGGAAAGAAAGTTCCTTTCATACTTCAATATGAGTGGTGGAAAGGTCCTGAAGTAATTAGAGGCATGAGGCAGAACAAATTTTTCATCAAGCTTCAGGACAATTCAAATGTTCAAGCAATATCTTTCCTTGAGAAAAAGCCAGTGTTGACAACAGAAGATGCTGGCATTGCAGCAACAATGCACAAAGTTTCTCACGGACCAAAACGTGGAATGAAGCCAATAGACTGGATGCGATTTGAAGGAGAGATAGGTCCGGGTGAGCCTGGACATCCTTTAGAAATAAAAAAATTGCCTCTACATGTAGAAATTATGGACAGAGGTAGTGTTCAAGTTATTGAGGATGGAGAGCTTTTCAAATCACTTCAGTTTGATGGCAAACTCTTAAAGGGATATTACGTTATGAGACGTGAAGGTCCAGATTCCAAACTATGGGTTTGGCAGAAGTCAAAGCTTCCATAAAACCTGCATAAGCCAAAGAGCGGTAGACAAATGTGCTGGTAAGAAAAATTTTAATTGCAAAAGCCTTGAAAGGTAGTAATATTCTTAGAGTAGTCAAGAGGAATAAGAGTTGACAGAAACAACTAAAGAGAAAACAGAAATAGAATTTAAAGATGAACAAGGAAAAGTTTGTAAAGTTGAAGTGAAAGAAATTTCAATTCCTGAAAATTTCGATTCTATACTTATCAATTTTAAGACAAATCAAGGCACTGTGAAGCGTTATCTTCTCAGGCGAACAAAAAGAGACAGATTGGTGCTGACATAATCTGGTTAGCTCTTTAGCGAATACAAGTAGTGACGAGCAACCCTAAAGTTTTTGACAAGGAGGTTGCTCGTGACCAAGACAGCCGCTAAACCAGCTTTGATTTTAAGACGCAAACTTGCGTTAAAAGTTGGTGTACACAACGGCATCAATTATTCAGAGGATGAAGTACGCAAGCTTTATCTTCGGTACCAGCAACTCGAGTCCAAGCCTTTTGAGCAACTCTCAATGGAGGAAGTACACGCCTTCGATTTATTCAAAGGTGGAGATGAGGACCACAAAGACTCAACTGGGACTTGGGTCGGAAGCGTCAAAGATGTGTACTGGGATGATACGTCAAAAGGATTTGGATTTGACAAGTGGAATATCGTAGATGAAGATTTTGCGAGAAAGATTGAATTTCAAAAGTCACGCGGTAAAGCTTCGTTTGGAGTTTCTCCGCGTTTGAATGTGTTGCGCAAAGGAACAGATGCAACGGATATACTTCCGAAGAATATTGGCATCGTCTTGAATCCAGCAGGAGGCGAGGATTTGATGCTGAGCAGAGATTCGGACAATGCTGATTATGAATTAAGGGAAGATATAATTCAAGAGTTGACACTGTCAGAACAAGAGTCCATTCAAAGAGGAGGAGAATTGAACATGGACGAGAAGCAGATTGCGGAAGCTCTCGGTAAAGTTGGCGAAGCGATTGAAGGAATCAATACTAGGCTTGATAAAGTTGAGAATGCAAAGAGAGAAGCAGAATTAAAAGCTAAAGAAGATGAAATGAAACTCAAATGCGAGGCTCTTGAAGCCGAAAAAGTAAAGCTTGAAACTGAGCTGGCCAAGAAGAAAGAGGAAGAGGAAAAGATGCAGGCCGGCAAAGGTAAAGGCAAGGACAAAGAAGATGAAGAAAAAATGAGTGATGAAGAAAAAGCAGCACTCGCCAAGAAGAAAGAGGAAGAGGAAAAGATGCAGGCAGGTCCAGGCAAAGACAAGAAGTACAAGTATTACGGTGCCGCGTCTGCCAGGGATTCTCTCCTGAAGAAATTCGCTGTCACTCCGGACCTTCGTCTCATGGACGAGCAGTCCATCAATCGCGTTGCCGAGGACATCGTAAACGCGGCTAAAATTTTCGATGCAACTTTCACGCTTGAGAAAGCACAGAAAGGCATCGAGGAACTTCAGGCAATTCTTTTGAATCTGCCTTCAAACGCGCAGGAAGAGAAAGCACTCATGGAGCACGTAGAGGAAACTCTTTCGAGCGTAAGCCAGCAGATTGTAGGCAAACTTGATGATAAATTGAATTCGGGTTCAAGTCAGGGCAGAAGAAAAGGTCTCGTCCTTGGTGATGAAGAGGGAAGAGCAGACGAAACTCTTTCTGGAAAAGGAAATTCCGGCAATCAGAATCAGCCGGTCACCAAGCAGGATGTATTGAATGACATTTCTTCGAGCCTTTGCAAAGGACTCGGAATCAAGTAGGATTAAGGATATTAAGTTTCCAACTTTCAAGAAGGAGAATCAACAGTGAACTCGATGTGGGATTTGATTCAACAGCGGGCTTCGGCAGAACTTCGCGGAGTTCGGCAGGAGCTTTCACTGGCTCTTGATACGACTACTGGTGGAGCACTTTCGCCAGAGTCTCTTGAGCCAAAGATTGTTGAGTTAGTCCGCAAGCTATCTCCGCTGGTAGCTGGACTGACAGTTATTCAGGCAGACGGAAAGACTCATGAGTACAATGAGAGAAGCGCACTTCCGTCCGCTGCATTCGAAGGCGAGAAAGCTGTAACTGGAACTTCGCAGTCTACTTATACACGTAGGCCAACTCCTCTGAAGATAATCAGAGCAAGGGGTGGAGTCACAGGATTCCAGCAGGCAGCGTCAAGGAAGTTCGTAAATTCTTATGTTAAAGAAATCGCTGGAGCCGCTCAGGCAATGGCGTGGGGAATGGAATTTGGCGTAATGTGGGGCAACGCAACTTCGGACCAGTATCAGTACGATGGCCTCGACACGAAGATTATTACAAATAGACTTGAGAGAAATGCAGTTGTTACTCTCAGGCATCTTGATGAAGTCATTGATGCGATAATTGGAGTGGGTGCTCTCGACCCATCAAATATGGCGTTCTATCTGAGTCCTCAGATGCACTCGAAAATTTCCTCGCTTGCTACTGAAGTGAGAAAAAATCTGCCAAGAATCAAGTACCCTGGCGGTCTGGAAATGGAGTCCTATCGAGAGATAGCACTCGTTGATTCTTCATTCTGCAAGCCCACCTCCCAGATGGGTGTAGTCACTGCTGCGGACGATGCCACGGTGGGTGGCTTAATTGCTGCTACTCAGTATCGTTACAAAGTTGCTGCCGTTACTCGCTTCGGTGAACAGTGGGCAGGTGCAGAAGTAACGCACACCACAGGAGGCGGCATCACTTCAATCAAGCTTTCATTTACAGCTGTAGCCGATGCACAGTTGTACAAAGTGTACAGGACAATCGGAGGTGGCGGAGTAGGAACGGAAGTTCTTGCTGGAATATATGCTGCAAAGACGTACGATGGTGATGGAACTATCACAGGTTACGTCGCCAGCATAATCGACATTGTTGCGGATGCTGCTCTGGGAACAGACACTCCGCTGGATTATACAAATCGTGAAGAGACAGTTTTCCTCGTGAATCGTGACCCTGAAATCTCGACAGAGATTGCGGGACTTATGAATGAGCAAGGAGAGAAAGTACAGAATCTGATTCAGATGCTTCCTCTTGCCAGGGTTAAGGACCAGGAAGAATTCTTGCTCCTGAGCTATCAGGCACTTATTTATAAGGGCGATATATTCAATGGTTTGCTGAGGCGCCTACGCACAGCGTAATTTGTTCTTTGAAATTTTTGAAAACTTCAAATTGAAGGAGAAACCTATGGCTCTCTTTTTTGTGAAGGACATCAGGGCTGGTTCTGTCTTTGGGTATGTGATTAAAAATTACATAGTTGAAGTCAAAGACGAAGAGCACTTGAAAGCACTTAGGAAAGAGCCGGACAGGTTTCAAGAAGTAGTAGACAAAAAGGAGGCGGCTAAAATGGCCGCCTCCTTATCTACTTCTGAAGCTGATATAGAGCCGGCAGAAGAAACTGAAGAACTTAAAGATGAAGATAAAGAGAAAGATGAGGAAGAGGAAGCAACCAAGAAAATTGCTGCTTCAAAGAAGCAAAAGAAGATTAAGAAAAGGTAGCTTTAATACAAGTGAGCTGGCATCATGCTAATATGGATAAGTCACGACTTGTTAGTAGAAGAACTCGAGGATTTGGGTTTAGATACTACTGCATGGACAGATAACAATTATGCCAAGCTCGATGCTGAAATCCTCAAACAACAAAGAGTATTTGAGCGACTTACAAGAAGGAAGTTTGAGCAAGCCACAATAGTGGAAAAGCTGAACGGGACTGGGAAAGAATCTATAGTTCTTAGATACTTTCCCATTATCTCTATAAGCTCTATTATTATTGAAGATGTTCCTGGCTACCCATATCTGTTGACACTAAGCGAATTTAGAGTAGATAAAGAAACTGGAATTGTAGTTCTTGTATCCACATATCCAAAGTTGACATCTTACTTTATCAAAGGAAAGCAGAATGTAACTGCTACATATGTTTATGGATATGCAACAGGAACGATTCCAGAAGATATTCAGGACACAATTCTTTACATGACCCTTATTGGAGTTATCATGCGGACTCCAGGAGATTGGGAAAAGCTTGGATTAAAAAGCATCCGCATAGCTCAGTATGCTGAGTCATTCGGTAGTAGCAAAAGTAAGTCAGGTGGAATTTATGCTCCACAAAAAGATTACTGGGCAGATACAATTAAGTCAACAATTGCAAGATACAAAAGAATGCCGGTGCTCTAAATATGGCCTGGGAAATTCCATTAAGGTTGCTGCCATTAAGAGCCGCAGTCAAGCGATTCAATAACGCGACTGGGGAATACGATAATACTGTTTATACAAGTCTGCCTTGCAGAATAGGACTTCACAGAGACAATTATCATACAGACCAAGCGCACATTTCTTCTGAAGCTGAATATACAATTCTTATTTTCAATTATCTATTCAAGGCGGCAGTTGTAGACTTGAGATTTGAGGACCAGATTCATATAGGTACACACGTATATAGAGTGCTCAAAGTTTCAAACGCTGAATCTGCTAACCATCATTTTGAGTGCACGGTTGAGCAGACAAAGACTCCAAAGACGCAGGCTTAATTATGCAAATGACAATAACAATTCCAACAAGAGCTTTGAGAAACATTCAAAGACGTTTTGGTTCTGTTGCCAATCTGCGTTGGTTAAAAAGGCCAATACGTGATTCGTATTATTTTATGCTGCATTCAGTAGAAAAGAACTTCAGAAGCGAAGGACGTCCTCACAGATGGCGTGAGTGGAGTCCAGCCTATAAAGAAAGAGTTAGAGACAAGATAGGACCGCCACACCAAATATTACAGCTTTCAGGAAAGATAGATGCAAAGAACGCAGGAGGAACAAGCGAGAGAAGAACATTTGCGTTAAAGCTCAAGCGTTCAGTTCAAGTTGGAAAAGTAGTTAGAAGAGGATGGATAATTGGTACAAACGTAGTGTATGCAAGACTTCAACAGAAAGGTGGTACAGTTGGCAAGTATGGACAGGCTCAAGTTCCAGCCAGACCTTTCTTGGTATTTCAACCTCAGGATATTGTAATTATTCGCGCTATGTTTCAAGCGCATATTCAAAAGATGCTTTTGATTTAAGGATGTTCTAATGGCAGTACAGAAATATGATTATGAAGAAATGATAGATGCTCTCAAGCAATTGCTTGAGGCAAATCTTCCTGCTGCTATTGTAGAGATAAATACGGCTAAGGGCAATTATCCAATGAACAATCCTTTAGCTTATCATTTTGGTTTTCGTCACGTAGATACTCAGAAAGACATTGGCAATGCTGTAGTAGTATTAAACGCTAACAACGTCGAAGGAATGGAATTCAATCCTGGAGTAACTGAAGAGGATTTCAGTATAGATGTGTATGTTGTTTACTGGGATAGAAAAGCAGAAATAGTAGAACGTAAAGTTCTTCGATATACAAAAGCAATAAGAAAAGTTCTTGATGCTCAATCAATCTTTAAGGAAGTAACGCCAAGGCCATCTAATGTAGGAGATTCTGTTGTCTCCATGCTTAATTGGGACCCAACGGATTTTGAAGGAGAAGTTTATTTTAAGTCAGGTTTCGTTAGAGTAAAAATTCGTGACATCTACACTTACGAGGATTAGGAGGAAAAGTGGGTAAGATAATTTTTAAAGGTTGTGTTGGTTCCAAAGCTGTTATTGGTGGAACTGTATTGCAACCAGGAGAAGAAATGAATTTGCCAATTGCAGCTATTCCTGAAGGCTGTATCAATTCGAAGGACTATGAGGTCTTTGATGATGCTGGTGAACCAGTAAAATGGAAATCAAAATTAAGTAAACCAAAAGTAGGTGAAGCCAGAATCGGAAGTAAAGAGAAAGGCAAAGAAGAGAACAAGAAAGAGAAGAAAGCTAAGGAAGATTAGGTTAAGAAAGATTGACAGGAGGACAAGGCATGACGATTCTTAAAGCAGACTTCCTGAAGATAGCGGATTCGATGGCCGCTCAATCTCAGGAGCTTGCGAAAGAGATGGGTACTGGAGTAGAAGCGGGCACGGCTTCACTCGGTGCACAAAATAACATTGGTATAATTATGAGTCCTCTCGCAGAGGATGTTGTTGAAGATTTACTGGAAGCATTTCGCGACCAGCTCGGAAAAATGACTACGTATCCGAATGCTTATTCAGAACATGAAGTAGGAATGAAGGCACTTAATCGTCACACTGGGGGCATCAATACTTATTTGACAGCACAGGCTGCGCGAGTAGCTCCTGAGTTCAAATGGGCAATTGAAATGCTGGCAATAGAATCTTTAGACCCTGCAAATACTTTCTCGCCTGTTGTAGACCCAATGGATACAGTTGAGATAACTGGTCTTGACGCTGCAACTTGGGTTGATATTACAGATATTGACTCAGATAATTATTATCAATCGCCTCTTGAATTAGTAAAGACTACTGCGGCTGGAGCAGCGGACCCAATAAACTTTACAATTCGATATACATTTTTTGATGGAACTACCTCTGACCAAATTACTACAGTTGATGCAAGTGATGCGATTGACACTGTAGATTTGCTTCCTCAGGAAGCTATCGCTGTCACTTTAGTTTCTGTAACTTGTGGAGCTGGGTCTGCTGGCCAAGCATGGAAAGTTCGTTCAAAACTTGAAAGAGTTGTTGTTCTTTAATCAAACAACTAAGAGGAGAAAGTCGTATGAAAGAGTGCAAGAATATCCTTCATGGCATCGCGTCGGTATTCCTTGACGGAGCCGATATAGGATATACCGAAGGCGGTGTTGAAGTTGAAAAAGGAATGGACACATTTGATAAGCTTGTGGACCAGGAGCTTGATGCTTGCGATATAGCAGTCACACAGTACACGATGATTGTGCGCACATCATTAGCTGAGACCACGCTTGAGAATATTAAGAGAGCTTGGAATGAAGCTGCTGTAATTACTACAACTCCAGGCCCGCCAAAGTATAGAACATTGACGTTTGGAATTCAGCAAGAAATTCCTGAGCATACATTGAAGTTTGTAGGATATTCTCCTGAGAAACTTAATCGTGAATATAATTTCAGAAGAGCAAAGCAAATTTCATCTTCGGCTCACACACTTCAGAAAGGTGACAAGGTTGTAGTGCCGGTAGAATTTCGCTGCTTGCCAGATTTTACCAAGCCCCGTGAAGAGCAGTATGGCTGGGTTGACGATTTTGAAAGCTAAATAGCTGACTTGCTTTAGGAGGTAAGAGATGTCAGTAGAGGGTGTAGGTACCGATAAAGAAGTTAATGCTGATAAAGCGGAAGAAATAAAAGAAAAGGTATTGGAAGTCAAAGACGCTTTTTCAGACATTGAAGTTCTTGCAGGACCTTGTAGGGAATACACCATCGGTGATAAGAAGTTTTCACAGAAGCCTCTCGTTATGCGTGATTTCGGGAGGCTGTTTGAACATCTTATCGAGATGCTAAGCATAGCTGTAGCAGTGAATCCTGATTTATTAAAGTCAGGAAAATTTGAAGTTGATACGGATAATCTTTCGCCAGCCTTTTTAATTGGAATGGCTCAAGGCAGTAAAGAAATGATGGAGAAAGTATATGACATCATTACTTTGTTGCTAAATGCTGATAGAGATTTCCTGCTTGATAATCTGAACATTTCTCAATTCACTCGAATTTTGGCTGATGTAATAGAGCTTAATGACTTAAGGGAAATTATCGCAAATTTTTCAAGGATGGGACGTCAGGTACGGGAATATCTTCAGAAGAGCAAGACATAACTTGGGGTTCCATTTTTGAATTTTTTGCAGCGTGCTATACGTGGAAAAAAGAATATATCCTCGATAGCATGACGTTCCCACAAGTGAAGCTTTACTTAAATCGCAATCTTGCAAGGCGAGAAATGGAAGCCAAAGAAATAGAAAAAATTACAAATGTGACTGGAGCAATGTTTGATAGCAATAGAAGTAAGGAAGTTACTCCAATGACTAATGCTGATTTGCCTTCTTTTGGTCTTGGACTTAGGAAGAAAAAGAAAGAATCAGAGGCAGAATAAATGGCGTTACTCAGCATAGGACTTGGCGTTATCACTGCTCCTTTTACTGCTGGCCTTGGATTAGCAGGCACCGCTGTCAAAGGATTTACGAGTATTCTTAGCGGTGCTTACGGTCTACTCAAAAGCTTCTGGATGAAAATCAAAAAGTGGGCGCTAATCGCAACAGCAGCACTTGCTGGTACAATTTATATGGCCGCCAAATTCCAGAAGCAAATGGCGTTTGTTGCTACAATGGTGAAGGACACAGACAAGTGGATGGGCAAATTTACTGAAAGCGTCAAACAAATGTCTGTTGCTTTCGGTCAATCTACGAACGGCATGACTCAAGCTCTCTATGATATTCTTTCTGCAAGCGTTCCTCCACAAAAAGC